CGAGCGCGAAATGTACGCGGGGGTTGGCTACGGCGGTGCTCCTGGGAAGGCTGGCGTGCCCACCAAGGGGTTTATCGACAAGAACCTGGCCAACCTCGCCGTTTCGCTCTCGAGGGCTCTGAGCCAGGCTGGGGCCGTCCACGCAAGGCTTCTCCAAGATGAGAACGCCCGCGCCGACAAGCTCTCTGATGCCGAGAAGGTCGACTACATGCTGGCGGCGATGAGGACCAAGCCCCTGTCGATTCGGCAGGCGTTCGCCAACGAGCTCCTGAAGTGAGACTAAAAAAGTGCCCCGACTGCGGCGAGAAGCCTAGCTACCGGTCGCTCTACGACTCGTTCTGCTGCCTCGACTGCGACAAGTGGCTGGAGCCAGACCACTGCATCGGGGCGAAGCCGCCGTGCAAGGAGTTCCTCCACACCACCGGCCGGAAGCCCTCCGAAGCAGCGCGCTCCAAGTCGGACTTCTAATGCACTGCGCCCTGCGCCCATACCATGCCGCCACCGACCTGAACTTCGTGTTCAAGGCGTGGATCTCCTCGTACGAGCGCTCCCCGTGGGCAGGGACAATTCCTGCGCACCTCACGTACGATATTCACAAAGCAACAATCATCCAGTTGATGCAGCGCGGCATGCGCATCACCATGGCGGTCAACCCGGATGACCACAACCAAATCCTGGGCTTCCTCGCTCACGAGCCTGGGTTGGTTCACTACCTTTTCGTCAAGGACTTGTTTCGTCGTCAAGGCGTGGCCTCGAACCTACTGGCTAGCGCAAACTTTGACCGCACGGCACCGCTCTTGACGTCTTTTCGTACCCCGGATGCGAAGTACCTGGGGAAGCTGCTCCACCGCCCGGGGCTTGCACGGCGCAAGGCTGCCTACCCATGATCGACGACCTCAAGGTACTCACCGTGCGCTTTACCCTGCCCATCGAGGTCAAGGGCCTGGGCATGGTGGATCTCCTCCGCTTCGATGTCGACCCAGATACGGGGAAGCCTCGCAACGAGGGCATCAGTGCCACGTGGATGGCCGCTGCACGCGCCATGCGCATCGTGACCAAGGCCGGCGAGACCTGGGTGCCGGTGCACAGCATCGGTAGCTTCCAGCCGCTGTACGAGCGCATCGGGTCGAATACCCCCGTTGCTAAGCGCGGAACGCCGAAAATCGTTCTGCCGTAGTTTTCGCGGCGCTGGCGGAATCGGGGGACGCCCCCAGACGCAATGGAGGACGGGCCTACACGGACCGACCACACTCCTAAAGCTCCTGGCGAGTCCAGGGCGCCGCACCTTTACGAGACGGGTAGCGACTTTGGAAGAGGTCGCTCAACGCTGGACCGGCGCCAAAAGCCACCAGGCCCCCTCACCTTTCGCAGCGCGGTAGCGGCCGGTCCGCCGACCTCTATTGATGGGGTTGTTCTCCAGGTTCGATTCCTGGCCGCTGCACCTTTTCCTTTGAGTCTCGACGAAAGTTTTTTTCGTAACCTCAGAAATGAGGCCCAATCCCTAGTAGGCCGTGCCGACCAGGACGCGGTCATTGCTGCATCGATTCTGGCGGACTTGCTTCCTCACCAGCGGCAGGTCCTCCTAGACCCGTACGAGCGTAAAGCGGTCCTCTGCCCCCGGCGAGCGGGCAAATCGTGGACTGCGATGGCGTATGCGCTCCACGAGTGCATGACCAATCCAGGGGCCCTAGCGTGCATCATAACGCTTACGGCGGGTAGTGCACAGCGCATCTACTGGTCGGAGCTCACCAAGTTCGCCAAGCGCTACGGCATCGCGCTCGATACGAAGGGGCAGGTCAATAACACCTCCCTCACGATGCGCTTCGAGAACGGCTCGGTGCTGTTCCTGGTCGGTGCGGCAACCAGAGCTGAAATCGAGAAGCTGCGCGGACAGAGCTATGACATCGTTGTCATAGATGAGTGCAAATCTTTCAATGCCGCGGTATTACAGGAGTTAGTCGAAGAAATCCTCGACCTCGCCACAGCCGACTCGGGCGGGACAATCATGATGATTGGCACCCCGGGCAACGTGCTCGACGGGCCGTTCTACGAGGCGACTTTCAAGGGGTATGTCCGCCGCGATGAGGACGCCGAGACGGCCTACCCGGTATCGCGCACCTTCACTGCGCCCGAAGCCTACTGGTCGGACCCGTCGCATGACCATGTTCCTGAGTGGTCGTTCCATTCGTGGACCCTCCAAGACAACACGGCGGTCAAGGACCGCAAGGGCAGGACTCCCTGGGAGAACGCCCTCGAGTCGAAGCGCCGTAAGCGGTGGGCCGACGACAACCCGAAGTGGCGGCGTGAGGCCCTCGGCGAGTGGGCCACCTCCGACGATGTCCTGGTCTATGCCTTTGGCCATATCTTGGCCGCCGATGGCGAGCTGAAGTGCCGGGCGGTCTTCACCCCGGGCAAGGGTGCCGACTATAACAAGTGGGGACTCCCTGCTTCCGAAGAGTGGCGCTATGTCCTCGGCCTCGACTTCGGCTTCGAGGACGACACGGCGATCAGCGTACTGGCCTACAGCACTACCCACGACACGCTGTACCAGGTCTACGACTACAAGGCTAAGCACCTCACCTCCTCGAAAGCTGCTGAGAAGGTCCTGGAGGTACAAGCCCTCTTTGAGAACCGCATCGAGGTGATGGTCTCGGATGGCGGTAAGCAGATGGTCACCGACCTGAACGAGCGCTACGGCCTCGGCTTGGTCCTGCCGGAACGCCAGCACAAGAACGACCATATCGAGCTGCTGAACTCGGACCTCTACGACGGCAAGCTCAAGGTTCGGCGCGGCAGTGAGCTTGTGCACGAGTGGCTCCACCTCCAGTGGGATCTCGAGACGATGACCCGCGAGGAAGCAATCCGCCGGGGCAAGCTCACCGAGGATAAGCGCTGCGAGAACCACCTCTCGGATGCAACGCTTTACGCGCACCACTACAGCAACCACTTCTTTGCTCGTGCGAAACACCAGGGCGTCAAAGAGGGCTCGGCGGAATGGTACCGCGAGAAGCGCGATGCCGAGATTGCCGCGATCACCAAGCGGCGCCAGCACGAGCGCACGGGCTTCATCGACATGGCGGACCTAACCGCCGAGTACAAGCGCGAGCGCGAAGAACAAGACTACGAGGACCTACGTGACTCCCTATTCAATTGACGACCTTCGCTGCATCTTTGAGATGGTCGGCACGTACGGTATTGCAATTCTCGAGCTCCCCGGTGGCCTCAAGGTTGTGAAGGCACCGGATACTGCGCCCTCACTTAAGGTGCGTTCTGAGGTTGTCGAGAACACGTCCCCTCAGAACATCGCCGAGGACCCGTTCCTATACCCCGATGGCGAAGTCCCCTCGTTCAGGCGTAGCTAGTGCAGTTCGGCGACGAAATTCGCTTCTGGCACGACGCACCCGAGGGCACGGCCCACGAGATGCTCATCCCGTGCGTGCGCGAGATCGAGGAGCGCCAGTTTGAGATCCACCAGCTGAACCTGCGCCAGGCGAAGCTGTACTCGAACAGGGAACTGATGACCCTGGACTGGGGTACCCAGAGCGTTCGCGATGTCCAGCACCGCCCGGCGACCATGAACACAGAGAACCTGTGCGCATCGGCGGTGGAAACCCTCTTTGCCTTCATTGGCAAGAACCGACCTAAAGCATCCATCGTCACCCACGATGGTTCATTCGAGCAGCGCCAGCAGGGCGAGCTCCTAGATCGGTATCTGTATGGCGAGTTTCTGTATCACGGGGTGTGGGAAAAGCTGCAGCTCATGTTCAGGGACGCTTGTGTGTTCGGCACAGGGTTCCTCCGAGTCGACATCGACCCCACAGATGGGGAGATTTTCCTCGAGCGAGTACTCCCAGACGAGATTATCGTTGACCAACGTGAGTGCATCTCGGGGGGAGAACCGCTTCAGATGCATCTGCGGCGCGTGGTCAATCGGCACGTGCTGCGAACCATGTATCCAGATGATGCAGAGGCTATTGACGACTGCAAGTCCGCCTGGATCAGCTATCGCAACCCGGCGCTTGATTACCTTGTTGTGGTCGAAAGTTGGAAGCGCGGCGTGGGAGGGAAACACGTAGTCGCCATCGAGGGGGCGACGCTGCTTGAGGAATCTTACACGCGGGATAAGTTTCCCTTTATCAAGTTTTGCTACCGCGAACCCCTGACTGGCTTCTACGGCCAATCGGTGATCGAGCAGGCCATGCCGTACCAGCTCCGCATGAACAGGCTCAACTGGGTCATCGAGCAGGGCCAAGAGCTGTACGCGATTCCCAGGACCTTCGTTGACGCCGCTAGCCAGGTCATCCGGCAGCAGTACGACAACGAGTTCGGCCGACTGTTCTACTACCGGGGCGAGAAGCCCGAAACTGTCATCTGGCCGGGGGTAAGCGCCGAAGTCTACGCCGAACGAGTCCATATTCGCGAGCAGTGCTGGGCCGACCTTGGCCTGAACAAGTTATCTTCCAGCGGTGAGCTCCCCCAAGGGACGCGCCTGGATTCTTCGAAAGCAATCAGGGAAGCGAATAACATCAACGATGATCGTCATGCCCCCTGTGCTCAGCGCTACGAACGGGCTGCACTGGACGTTGCCGAACACCTCGTTGATTTGAAGGCGGGTAGTAAGTCGAAGCGGAAGACGGTCTGGAGACACGGCAAGGTCTCCGAGGAAATCGACTGGAAGCAGGTCGACCTCAAGCGTGACCGGTACACGATGGTCATTGAGGCGAGCTCCATCCTCAACATGACCCCGGCGGCGCGCTCGGACCAGCTGGATGAGTGGGCGAACAAGGGCTGGATCACGCCTGAAGAGGCCCGCGCCATGTACGACCACCCAGACCTCGAGGCTTCCATGAGCCTCACCACGGCGGCGGTCAAGAACATCGAGTGGACGATTCTCCAGCTGCAGAAGGGGCATGCGATTACCCCTGATCCACTGCAGCACCTCGAGTTCGGCGTTGCCAAGGTCCAGATGGCCTACCTCGATGCGATGAGACAGGGTGCCGACGAAGGCACGGTGCTGTCGAATATGCGCAACTGGATCGAGCTGGCGAACCATATTATCAACCCGCCCCAGGACACTGTGCTTCCCGGCGTCGGTGCCTCGCAGGGGGTTGTCAATCCCTCTATGCCCCCCGGAGCCATGGGCCCCGAAGGCATGTCAGGGCCGATGCCGGGAAGTCCGCCAATGGGCGCCCCCATGGGTATGCCTCTCAGCCCAGAGGGTATCCCGCTCCCTGCGGTCGCTACAAATTCGCTTGGAAATCCGGTTCGATAACCGCCGTACTGTGACAGTACCAGAAAGCCTATGATCACACCCGACCCAGCCATTGATGCCGTTCGCGATGCCTTTATCAACGCGCTCCCAGAGGAAGCCCCGATTGAAGCCGCCGTCGAAGACGCCCCGCCTGCGGAGCTCGCACCGGAACCCATTATGTCCGCTACCAGCGGACAAGAGCCCGAACCGGACAAAGTCCCCGCCAAAGAGCCCGAAGCCAGGGCCTACCGGAAACTCCTCGACGGGGAAGCCAAGCTGCGCGCCGAACGCACGGCGTGGGAAGCGGAACGGAAGTCGCACGAGGCCGAGTTAGCGGCGTTCAGGGCGCACCAGGGCAAGGTCAAGACGGACCCGGTTGGGTTCCTCATCGCCAGCGGGCTCTCGGATAAGGAGGTCCTCGAGGCCATGCAAGAGGCCCACGCGCGCGACCTGGGCAACCTGGCGCCCCCGGAAGTCCGCGCACAGCTCGCCATGAAGCGTGCGGAGCGAGTTTCCCTCGAGACCGAGGCACGGATCAAGGCCGACCTCGATGCGCGCGAAGCAGCGCGGATTGCTTCCGAGGGCCAAGCCTTCGTTGCCCAGTACCAACAGGGCATCTCACAGTTTGTCACAACGGGCCTTTCAGACTACCCACAGCTTGCCGCCGTCGCAGCTGCTGGGAAGCCAGTCGCCCAAGCGATGTACCAGACCGCAGTCGAAATGGCTTCGGCTAACCCCAATGGCAACGCACCGACCTATGCCGACGTCGCCAAACAGCTCAACGCACAGCTTCTCGAACTCGCAGCCTTCGTAGCGCCTAAGCCGACTGAAACCGCGACTACGCCCGACCCGACCGCAACGGCGAAACCTGTTCTTCGTAATTCTTCAACCCAAGCGCAGCCCTCGCCGGCACCAGATGCGAAACCCCGTGACTACAACGAATACAAAGAGGACCTCCGAGCGCGCGTCCTTGCACAGCACGG